CTGACGCCAGAGTTGCAGCTTTCATAAAGTAGTCTTGCCAGCTCATACGAGGTTCGGGTTCTTTTGGTATAGATACGCGCTTACGCTTCGCATCTTTAGTCATAGACATGAAACGAGGTGATGCACGAGGACTGTCCATTTACTTGATAGAAGTTTTATTCTTTTAAACACTTAAGTGAGATATGTCTTATAGATTTTTGATGAGAAAAATGAATCTAACGTATGCCCCCGAGTTACGTGAACTTTATGATACGAATGGAATTCCTCTACCAGACGTGAAAAAGGCGGGGGGTGCAGCTGTAGCATTGATGTCACAACCAGATATGAGAGGGGGCAATGGTTGGGTTAATAGAGAATCCGCTAAAAATTTTTTTGATAAACAGGGAATCTCATCCGCTGACCCTATTCAACCATTCAATAAACCAGGTGGCTCTCATCTTCTGGCTAGAATCAATGTGAAGGGACAATACTCCCTCAAATTTCCATTTGAATTTGTAAATCTACATAAACGCCAAGACGTAAAAATTAACGTTCTTAAGAATGGAACCAAAGAGGAACAAGTAAGAAGTGTCAAGGCTTTTCAATTCGAGACTGCTAAACGGCACATGAAAGATGCTGAAATGTTCCTTCGGCTTTATGAACTGGAACGCAATAGTGATGTCTATGATAGACTGATGGAAGAATGTCATATAATTACGGAAATTTGTGACACCATTCTCTGTCTGCCCACTGAAAAGTGGCAAATTGGGCATCTCATTGCAAACCCCCCTAAGGAGGCAAATGACCCAGACAATCTGTACTATCAACCAGAAATCCAATCAAAATATAGAGACAACTACATTTTCAACCACATGTTTCAAAAAATAAAAGTTAAAGATTAAGGTAGCCTAATTTGTAATGGAAACTAATACTATTGAGTTAGCTAACTGTATAGAAGCCATGAAAAAACTTCCCGATAATTCCATTGATATGGTCTGCACAGATCCACCATATTTCTTGGATGGTTTGGGTGATGATTGGGACAAGAAGAAACTCGATAAAAAGGGTTCATCTAATATGGTTGGCAATCTACCAAAAGGTATGAAATTCGACAGAAATCAATCAAAAAAGTTTTCAGAATTCTACCGTAAAGTTTCCGATGAAGTTTTTCGGGTATTGAAACCGGGTGGAAGCTTCATATCTTTCAGTAGCCCTAGGTTGTACCATTCAATGACCATAGCTGTCGAAGATTCTGGTTTCGAAATTCGTGATATGTTAGCGTGGATTTACACGCAGTCACAGGTGAAAGCGTTTAGCCAAAATCATATAATAGATAAGGACAAACAGAAGACACCTGAAGAAAAGGAGAAGCTAAAGGAACTATGTAAGGACTGGAGAACACCACAGCTTAAACCTGCTATTGAACCAATGTGCTTAGCAGTTAAACCTATAGAAGGTCGTTACATAGACAATTTTGAGAAATATGGTACGGGTCTATTGAACACATCCGATGAAACGAAAGTTGATGGTAAGTTTCCATCGAATATTATGACAACTCAAGATGAACTTTTCAATGGCATCTTCCTCGTTCCAAAGCCTGGAAAAAAGGAAAAGAGTGAATTTAATACACACTTATCGGTTAAACCACTTGAACTTGTCGAACATCTCATCAAACTTTTCACAACCGAGAATGCAGTGGTTCTAGATCCGTTTATGGGGAGTGGTACAACCGCGGTCGCTGCTGTATCATGTAATCGTCGATATTTGGGATATGACATAAACGAGGAATATGTAGACATTTCAAAGAAGCGAGTGGCGTCTCGGATTTCATCCAATTAAATATATGGAAAAACAACCTACATGCAACAAGGTTTGTACTTCTCCTCCTTGGTGGTGTACGAAGAGGTGGTCTTATCTATGATGAAGAGGATGAGGGCAATGATGACTATGCCCCAAAAGCTCCCACCACTGGTTACGGTCTCAACAAAACTAGATTGAACTGGGGGTACTCCCGCGTTTGTCATTTGTTATATATAAAGAAGATATTTAAAGAGGATGGGTAAACCTTTAATTAATGGTAAATAATACAGGATTGATTTATAAAATTACAAGTCCATCTGGACAAATGTATATTGGTCAAACAATTGGGAAATTAAATAGGAGATTATCTCGCCATGCTACAGAATCGGGTTGTGTCGCGATGAAGCGCGCGATGGATAAATATGGTAGAGAAAATATGAAATGTGACGTTATAGAAGAAAATATTCCACTCGAACATCTCGATGATCGTGAAACGTATTGGATAGATCAGTTAAATACACTCTCACCGAATGGATATAACCTTACAACCGGTGGTGGACGACCAGTATATTCTGAGGAAACCAAAGAACGTCTACGAGAAGTACATCGCACGAGAAAATTAGAGAAAGATGGGTATTTGGGACATGTACATCTGGTTAATAAAAATAGATTTATGCCCAGACTTACGATAAATGCTAAACAAGAAAACCTTTCACATCACAGTTTTGAAACTCGTGAAGAAGCTGTAAATATATTGATACAATACACAGAAGATCCAGATAACTTCATAAAACCTGGCACCCCTATAAGAAAACAGCGATCAGGAACCGTATATTTTCATGAAACTAAAAATTGGTGGGTTGCGAGAGCAGTGAATAATACCCACGTAGGTTTGTTCGATACAAAAGAAGATGCTGAACAAGCTCTAGATAAATATAATGAAAACGGTGAATTGCCACCAGCTAAAATAAGACCTCGTGGTTCCGGAACTATAGAACAACGATATAACGGTAAGTGGCATGCGACAGTATGTGGGGTGGGAATAGGAACATTCGATACAAAAGAGGAAGCTGAACAGGCGATTATTCGATATAAGGAAACCGGTGTTACAAATATAACACAAAGAGAAGGTGGTTCTGGAACTGTAACATTCGATAAACAATCCCAAAAATGGCGTGCACGTTCATCAGATGGGAAGTATGTGGGAACGACATTCATTACAAAAGAAGATGCTGAACAAGCTCTAGATAAATATAATGAAAGTGATGAATTACCACCAACTAAAAGAAGACCTTCTGGTTCTGGAACTGTATATTTCATCAAAACGAAAAATCGGTGGGGGGCTCGTACAAAAGAAGGTAAATATATTGGTGCGGGATTTCTCACGGAAGATCAAGCTAGAAGTGCACTTGATAAATATCTCATCTCAAATCCTTATCAGCCGTGTAATACGTCTTCCCCTTAACTACAAAACTATGTACCCTAGCATAGGCCCATGCCTGTGGAGAAGCTCCCGGACGATGCCCGGTTCTCCACGCGGCAAGACCCCTATTATAGACCGTTTTTAGGGTTTTTAGAGGAATTTTAGTAGCCTTAGCAATTTCAGGGAGGGTTTTGATTCCCGGATACATTTTCCTAAATCTCGCGGTGTAGGAGGAAGTCTTGGTTTTTCTTCCCTCGTCCGTTCTGAACTTGGTGTAGTCTTTTTTGAGCATCTTCTTGTAACGAGTTTCAACCTCCTTGAGGGTCTCGAGGCCTCTGAAGTATTTGAGGGGTGCATAGACCTTACCCTCTCTTGTACGCAGTTGCTTAACTTTTCTAGTAATCTGAGCATCTGTGAGAGGCATCTTAATTTTTAGCGAGATTTTTATCACACAGGATATCAAATGGGACGAGTATGTTCTCTGATGATAACCGATAGTACTAGACCTAAACATCTTGATTTATTTTTCAATAGTGTATGGAACTTCAATGAACCAGTTAGTCTTGAATTAAATACTATTTACTGTAATGATATTTCACTAAGACGGATTCTATCTATGAAAAAGGTGCTAGATCATCATAGACCGAACTCACGTAAATATGTTGAAAGTAGTACAATCCTAGTTGGATCGAACTTCGCACGCCGCATTTTACAAGTAGGACTCTTCCTTGTTAGACCCGAAAGACCCGTATTTGTTAGGGTCGCCCAATAAGTTTCTTCACATGCTCCACGAAAGTCTCCCCGCGATGAGATTCCGGGAACGTTTTGAAGTACAGTGTAAATACATCTGTACCATTTAAGTGAACGTGGAGGAGATAAATCAAAAACACCACAAAGTTGAATATCGCATCCTCTGTGTTCAAAAGAGACCTGGTTGGATCTTTTACATAACTGAGTAATGCAAATAGGATCTCCAACCCAATTATAACCACACGCTTAGACCAGTGATAATCACTTGTAAATCTAATAGATGTGGTGTACACAGCAACTCCAACCGCTAATAATAGAGGTAATAAAGGAGAATAGGGATTAAAACCCACATAATATGATACGGATAAAGCCCAAAGCCACCAACTAAACACAAGACTCTTCTTCCTCATCTATCTTCACTTGAGATATTTTATGGCCGCGGCGATGCTTGAATAGACACATTTTCCAAAGCGGACACGGCCCGTCCTAGGATTGTAGTATCCTGTGTGCCCATTGAAGGAAGCCTTGTGAATTTCACCCATATAAAAAATACAATATTATAATAATCAGCAGAGATGGGGTTGTCAATAATTATGGGGAATATGTTTTCCGGTAAAACATCAGAATTGATTCGCCGACTTAAGCGTCTAAAAGTCATCGGAAAGAATATTCTGGTCATCAATTCTTCCAAGGATACACGTTCCCCTGATGAAGTTCTAAAAACGCACGATAATGTTAAATTTGACTGCTACAAAACATATGATCTTTTTGACGTCACGGATACATTAGCTTTTCATGATGCCGATATCATAGCCGTGGATGAAGCGCAGTTTTTCCCTAGACTGAAAAAGTTTGTTGAATGTTGCCTTTACTGTGAAAAGAGTGTGATTTTGGCAGGCTTAGATGCCGACTCTTTTCAAAGGAAATTTGGAGAACTTATTGACTGTATCCCACTCGCATGTGATGTAACTAAACTTTCAGCCCTGTGTATGTGTTGCAATGATGGAACCCCTGGACCCTTCACAAAACGCATGGTAGAGGATAAAACATTGGAACTCATAGGTGGAAGTGATATGTACAGTGCAGTTTGTCGCAAACATTTATAATTTGAAAACACCGTCTGAAATATTACGAGCTATTCTTCTAAACCAACCTAACGGGGTCACTGAATCATTCTCATAAAGTGGGATAATGAGAGATATACGAGCGCACCCGTTTTGTTGCCTAGAGACCGAGTGTTTAACTTCACTCCCATTGTACACAACACCCTTACCCGCCTTACTCTCATTGATCTTTACCTTATCATTTCGGTCCTTTGTCATTAGGTGAGAGGTGTTACAGGTGCTCGTGTATATGTTACACACATAAGTCTTTCTTTTGCCACCTGTGAAGTTATTATCAAAGTGCCAGTCAATGTAATGACCACTTTGATTGTAGAGTCTCAAAAACCAACAGTATTGCTCAGTTTCACAATCAGCTGGCTTGGTCTTGTCACTTCTAACTGTAGAAACATACTCCTCCACTATATTGAAAACCTGGGGAAGTTTCTCTTTGATCGTACACCGGGTAATCTTGTACCCCTCAACCGCACCAGAGGATGACTTGTTACCGTGATTTTGCGCGATGTGTATGATATCATTTACATATGGATTTAGGCTATTAGATATTGTGGTGCAATCCAATTCCTTGAACTTTCCACTCTGAGCTGGTTTAAGGTAACCATTCCAGAGGTTCAGAATGAACGGTATCAGAATTACAAACAATACGACCAGTATAGTTCTAATCTTCATACAATATAGCGTTATTTTTTTTCACCCTAAAATCGTTTGATGTCCAGGATGAGTACAACTCGTTTACTGTGTCCCGTTTTAATCACTTCGTGGTATCTTGAATGATCAAATACAAACTCCTGTCCTTCCGTGTGAACATGTGGACCTTTCTCTGTATATAAAGTACAGTCACCATCCCCCATAATCGTAAGGTGGTATCTAAGTAAGAGATTTGTCTCGGCTCTATGTGCGGGTATAATAGTGGGGGCATCCATAACTGCGAAAGATGCAGTCTCCTCATCAATACAAGGTATCTGCTTCACGAGACTCTTTAACTTCGGAAAATGTTCAAAAGAATATCGATAGTAGTTGTCATTCTTTTCAAACCAAGGATCTACGTCATGGTACATGGTTTTTTCTAGAGTTTTTGAAACCTCTTCAAACTCTTTGCGTATTTGTTTGTAATGTGCTTTGATTAACCATAGTCCGCCAAATTCCCAGTGTGAATATGTGGGTGCGTAAGCTATTAGATCTATGAGAGTGTTTCTAATTCCCACTAATGGTCGTCTCCAATTCTGGAAATACAGTCTATCTACAGGCAATTTCATAAAATCGTGACAGATTAGGATGAATGGAACAACCGCCAGATACCACATTATTTTCTCAGTAGATTATAAAAATGCCCGGATACGGCAAGCCCATGGAAAAGTACGCCCCCGCTCCCACTGCTGAGACTAAGGAGGTTAAGGATCGTTTCACGATGCCTGCCATCCCTCAGCTCACCATCGTCCAGATGATCATTGCTGGTGTTATCGTCGCCTACGCCTTCCTCGCCCGTAAGGTTAAGGGTGTCGTCGTTGCGACTCTCGCCCTTACCATTGGTCTGCTCCACATGTACGACCACCTCTACCGTGTGAAGAGGGGTCCTGAGAAGCTCTTCCTCCTCCCCGGTGATGAGAAGAAGGAGAACTACTGCGCCACTGGTGCCTGTGGTTGTGGTAAGTAAATTATATTTATAGATAGTAAGTATGCGCGTCAAGATTGTTCGCAGCCCTGATCCTAAAAAGAAGTTCAGGGCAATCTTAGAAAGCGGCAAAACGGTTGACTTTGGTGCGAGAGGGTATTCAGACTATACAAAACACAAAACACCTTCCCGCATGCGATCGTATGTATTACGTCACGGTGGTCAAATACCCAAGCGTATTATAGCAGAGAGAGATCCTAGTAGAATTCAAAACCTAATGCTGGACATTAATCGTAGTGACAAAGAAGACTGGAAAATGAGTGGTATCAACGGGGCCGGATTTTGGTCACGTTGGTATCTCTGGAGTTTTCCTACCATTGCAGGTGTTAAGCGATTTATGTCTAAGAGATTTGGAATACAGATTGTTTGAAGTCCCTGAACTTTTCAAAGAAGTGGATAATTGTAGTGAGGCGTTTATATAAATCTGGTCCGAGATCAAATTTAACTAGGTCCTCTACTGAATCAAAGTAAATCAGGTCTATATCTTCCAATTGGCCGACGTTGAATATGTAGTCAGTAAATGTGTAATGTACACTATCAAAATCTTCACCCTCCCACGTTCTCAAAACATTTTTGATGTGTTCCAATCCAAGGTGTTTCGAGATAGTGTTTACTACGCATAGCTTAGCAATATGTACCAATCGCTTACATGTATAATCGTCTATATCACGTTGCCATAATTGCTTCATGCGATCGCGATTCTTCCCCCCATCTTCTTTTACACATTCAGAAAAATTGGATATGAGTATTTGCGCTTTCTCAATATTTTCTTCGTTCATTATCCAATTATTCGCGAGGTCTCTTAAGTTTTTGATGTTTATGTCATGTTCTGATAATCGACAGAAACATCCTAAATCTTTCAATATACCCATTCTACTATCACTTCTATATTTTTTAACTTATAAAATTAGTTAAGCTTGAGCTTGTTAGC